GCAACAAGGACCACAAGGTCAAGCTCCTGATCCTATGGATCAATTCAAGCCACAGATAGATTCTTTAGCGGCTCAAATTATTGCTGACTTAACTGAAGAACTTGCGCAGGCTGTATCTGCACCTGAACAATCTGATCCTCTTGTAGATATTAGAAACCAAGAGCTACAAATAAAAGTTGCCGATCTGGAACGTAAAGAAAAAGAATTTGAAGCAAAGCAAGAATTTGATCGCGAAAAAGAACGAAATGATGTTCTTACAGCTCAACAAAGAATTGATGTTTCAGAAGCCGCTTTGGCTGACAAAACTAGAATAGCAGAAAACCGTATTAAAACACAGCGCGACATTGCAACGCTAAACGCAAATATGAAAGGACAGTAATATGTCATCATCAGTAAGAGATAAAATAATTACACAAATACGCGAAGCAAAGCGTACTCCTAAAGTTGTAAAAGAAACCGTAAAGGTTGAACCAATAAATGGAAAAGGTGGATTTGTATCCGATGACTCAATCGTCCCAGAAAAAGAAATTAGAGTTGAAAGCCCAATCAAAGCTAAAACCAAAAAAAGCTCTGTTAAAAAATCAAACAAAAAGTCTAAGTAAATTTAGCAAAATAGCAAGACCCCAGAGGTTCCAAGGTATTTTCTGATTATCTGGTAATTATACTTGTGTTTCCCGCATAGTCTTATACTATATGTGGTATGGATGCACTACATTTAGCAGAATTTTTATTTAAAAGCATTCGTGAGCGCGATGCTCGTCTTAAAGACAAGCTTGCGGACAGTTCGATACAAACCTTCGAGGAGTATCGGTATATAGTAGGCCAAATACGTGGCATGGCCTACGTTGAAGAAGAACTTCAAGCCGCGATGAAAGGTATAGAGTACGCGGATGACTAAAAAGTTATTTGTGCCAGAATACGTTGCAAAAGCAGCGCAAAAGGCAATTAAGGGAGCATCAGAGCTTCCACAACCAATAGAAAACGCATTTGGCAAAGCTGCCAAGAGTAAAAATACAGATGATCCTTCAGAAATGGAACAATCATCTTTAGAGAGACTGCCGCAGCCTACAGGCTACCGAGTTCTCATAATTCCTTACTATCCTAGCGAAAAGACAAAGGGCGGACTTATTGTTCCTGACGCTGTTCGTGAACGTGAATCTTTTGCTACTGTAGCCGCTTACGTTGTCAAACTAGGCCCAGATGCCTACAGTGACCCCCAGAAATTCCCAAGTGGTGCGTGGTGTAATGAGAAAGATTGGGTTCTTATAGGAAGATATAGTGGAAATAGGTTCAAAGTGGAAGGACTTGAGGTTCGTATTATAAATGACGACAATATTATCTCAACAATCCTTGACCCCAAGGATATTTCTTATGTATAAGTTAATAGAGAACAAGGAAAACGGTTATGTCTGAAGAAATTCGTGAAGACGATGACTTTGAAGCCAATACATCTGTTGAGGTCGAAGATGACCAAGACGAAGATATTGATGAATCTTCTGAAGAAGAAGAAAGCCGAACAAAAGTTCGTAAAAAATCTGGTGGCGACGATGAGCTAGAAAATTATAGTGAATCAGTTCAACGCAGAATTAATCAATTAACAGCAAAACGTAAGCAGGCTTCTGAAGAAGCTCAAGCCGCGTACCAATATGCTGAAACTATTAAGCAAGAAAACGAGCAAATGAAGACCCGCTTGCAACAAGTAAGTAAGGGTTACAATTCAGAAGCTGAAGGCCGCTTGAATGCACAAGAAGCCCAAGCAACTCGCGCTTATTCTGAAGCTAGTGAGGCTGGCGATTATGATCGTGCAGCTAAAGCTCAACAAGCTCTTGCCCAAATTGCTGTAGCTAAAGATAAGGTTCGATCTCAAAAAGTTAATATTGATCGTCAATCAAATCAACTTCAGCAACAACAACAGCAACAACAGCAACAACAGCAATCTGTTGCTCCACAACCCGCTGCGCCAAAAGAGCGTGACGCTAAATTAGAAGGCTGGCTAGATAAGAATAGCTGGTTTGGTAATGATCGCATTATGACGCGAGCAGCCCAAGCTATTCACGAACAGTTAGTTTTAGAAGAGGACTATGATCCTTCATCCAGCGATTACTACAAAGAAATCGACTCACGGATGCGCAGGGAAATGCCTCAAAAGTTTAAGGAAAAACGGTCCAACGCCCAGACTGTCGCTCCCACGTCCCAAGGACGGTCTATAAAATCAGGGCGGAAAAAATCGGTTGAGTTATCACCGGGTCAAGTTGCTTTTGCAAGGAAAATGAGAATACCACTCGAAAAGTACGCGCAAGAAGTAGCCAAACTAAGTAAACGGAGTAAATAATCATGGGAAAAGATCAAAATAGGACACCACGCGACTCAGGTACGCGGGAGCGCGGAGAGCGCTTACAAGAATGGCGTCCGGGTTCAGCTTTAGAAGCACCAGAGCCACCCATTGGTTTTAAACACCGTTGGATACGCGAATCAATATTTGAATTCGACGATAAGACTAACGTACATAAAAAACGGCAAGAAGGTTGGGACCTCGTTCGCGCTGAGGACTACGATGACTATTACGGCCCTGTAGTAGACGAAGGAAGAAACGCTGGCATCATTGGTGTTGGTGGTCTTGTTCTCGCAAGAATCCCCGTCGAAATGGCAGAGCAGCGGAGTAAACACTATCAAGGTGTATCACAAAATCAAATGGATGCAGTGGATCGTGATTGGATGCGTGAAAACAATCCAGCCATGCCAAAGCTGAATCCTCAACGTAAATCATCCGTTTCCTTTGGGAAAAAGGGAAATGGAAACTCTGAAGGAGAGTAAGCATGTCAAATCAAGACGCTGCCTTTGGCCTTCGTCCAATTAGAACAAGTACAAGCTCTCAGCGGCAAAACCGTTATCGTATTGCCTCTGAGTACAACGTAACAATTTTCCAAGGTGACATGGTTAAAGCCGTCACTGGTGGTGTAATTGAACGTGTTGTTGCTGGTGCGACTGATCTAATTTTAGGCGTATTTAATGGCTGTGAATATGTAGATGCCAGTGGGAACGTAGTGTTCTCAAATCACTGGCCTGCTAGTACAGTTGGCACAAAAATCTTTGCAAATGTAATTGATGATCCATCTGCCACTTTTGAAATCCAAGCAAATGCTGCTATGCCTATAGCTGACTTGTTTGGTAACTTCGATATGGTAGATCAATCTCCCGTAGGAACTACTACAAGTGGTAATTCACACATGGAGCTTGCTGTATCAACTGGTGCAACCACCGCAGGGCTTTGTTTAAAAGCAATCGACATTTCTCAAGACCCTGAGAATAGCGATGTTTCTTCGGCAAATACTAACGTAATTGTCAAAATCAATAACCACCTGTTCAGTGCTGGCACTGCGGGTCTAGCGTAAAGGAGGCTAAGTTATGGCTATTTCACGTTCACAACTTGTCAAAGAGCTAGAACCGGGCCTCAACGCTCTGTTCGGCATGGAGTATGAGCGCTATGAAGGCGAACATGCTCAAATATTCGAAACTGAATCATCAGACCGAGCGTTTGAAGAAGAAGTTATGCTTGTCGGATTTGGGAATGCTCCCACAAAATCCGAAGGTTCGGGTGTTGACTTTGATAATGCAAATGAAGCATACACTGCTCGTTATTCACACGAAACAGTGGCACTTGCATTCGCATTGACTGAAGAAGCAATCGAAGACAATTTGTATGATCGCCTTGGCGCTCGTTATACAAAAGCACTAGCGCGTTCTATGGCGCACACTAAGCAAGTCAAAGCTGCATCTGTATTGAACAATGCGTTCAATAGCAGCTTTTCAGGTGGTGACGGCGTTGAGCTTTGTTCAACTGCTCACCCACTTTCAGGCGGCGGTACTTTCCGCAATGAACCATCAACAGCAGCAGACCTTAACGAAACTTCGTTAGAAAATGCTTTGATTGATATTTCAACGTTTGTAGACGAGCGTAACATGATCATTGCCCTTCGCGGTTCAAAGATGATTATTCCACCACAACTGCAATTCGTTGCGGATCGTTTGTTGGAATCAACTCTTCGTCCGGGTTCATCAGACAATGATGTAAACGCAACTAAAAACATGGGTATGGTTCCAGAAGGTTATACAATAAACCACTTCTTGACAGACCCAGATGCGTTTTTCATCAAAACTGATGCTCCTAACGGATTCAAACACTTTGAGCGTTCACCAATGCGAACGAACATGGAAGCTGATTTCGATACAGGCAATATGCGTTTCAAAGCGCGTGAGCGTTACAGCTTCGGCTTTTCTGACCCACGTTGCGTATTCGGTTCTCCGGGAGCGTAACAACAAGTCTTGTTGTTTTAGGAAAGGGGCAGCTTCGGTTGCCCCTTTCTTTTTTTAAAAATGTAATGTATTGTGGCCTTATCCCTGACAGTCGCATAATGCGGCTGACTTAACCCCGACAGGAGATTCTCATGGGTAATTCTACTTTCAGCGGACCAGTGCGTTCGCAAAATGGTTTTGAAGACATCACAACCAATGCCACAACTGGCGCTCAAACAACAAATTCCACATATGGTACAAACGCTTCTGTAGGCGGCGACCTTACGGTACTTGGGTCTGTCTTGTCCGGTGGCGTAAGCCCCGCGCTAAACGGTTTAGCTGTAACTGCTAAAGCTACAGGAGCCACTGTTACTTACGTTGCTGGAATTAACGTCAACCCATTCACCGGCGGCGCACAGCAGATTACTACTCTGCCAGCAGCGACAGCAGGTGTTGTTGTTGTCCACGCTCAGTCCGTAGACACTACTGGCGGCACTGCTTTCTTGAGCTTTGATTGCGCGGGCAGTGATGCTTATGAAACAGGCAGCGTTATTGAAAGCCGTACCAGCAGCGCAGTTGTGTTTGATACGTCTACTGCGGGTGAAACTTTGTTGAAGTATACTCCTGCAAGCGCAACAACAAACTTGTTCAGCATTGGCTCGTACATCTACTTTACTTGCACAACGGCAGGTCTGTGGAATATCTCGTTTAACTTTCAGCCTCTTGGTGCGGGTACTACTGGTACGTTTGTTTTCGCAGCCTAATGTTTAATTTGGCGGGGTTAACGCCCCGCCTTCATTTATAGGAGATTAACATGGGCGTACAAACAGACGTACAAGTCAAATTTATAGCTGACGAAAACGCAGCCGATCCAGATCGGTTGGTTACAGTAGCTCGACCGAATACATCAGCCACAATGGCAGCGACTACCTTCTTAGGTGGTGGCGCTAGAAACGTAACTGTCACTACGGCAGGAACTGGTGACAACAATAAGACGTGTACTATTACTGGAACTGACGTTTTTGGTAATGCTATTACTGAAGTCATAACATCCACAGGTTCTGCTGAAGCAGTTGCAGGTGCTACGTTATTTTTAACTGTTAGCGCAGTGGAATGCTCTGCTCAGTATGCGGCAAACATCACAGTTGGATCTGGCTCATTATGTGCCAGCGAAGTTGCTGGTGGTGGTCGCACACGCTTGAAAGGCTACTCAATTGTCTCCGCTGGAACGGCAGGGCTAGTTGATTTCTTTAATGGTACGCCAGACAGCGGCACTATCATATTTAAGGCACAAACAATTGGCACAGACAATTCAACTGTGGATAACACCATTCCAGATGAGGGCATGCTCTTTAAGGCTGGCTTATCTGTAAAATATACAGTTGCTACAGTTGTATTAATGAACGTGTTCTTCGCATAGGGGAAATAAATGGCAACTTCAGGAACCGTAGCGTTTAAGCCAGATGTCCAAGAGATTATCACTGAGGCGTTCGAGCGTTGCGGCATAGATCCGCAGGTTCAGACAGGCGACAGGGCTATCTCAGCGCGTCGTAGCCTTAACCTGCTCTTCTCTGAGTGGGCTAATCGAGGCATTAATTACTGGGCGCTGTCGCAGAAGACTTTGACCCTAGTGAACGGCCAGACAGCGCCCTACCCACTGCCTGCTGGCACGATTGATATTTTAGACGCGGTAATCCGCGACAGCTCTGGGACAGATACGTCTGACCAGATTATTAATCGCGTTTCGATTGCTGATTACAACCAACTGCCAAACAAAACGTCACCGGGCAAGCCAAGCCAGTACATGCTGGACAAGCAGATCACGCCAGTCCTCTACATCTGGCAGGTTCCAGACAGGACAACGTACAGCATCATCTACTGGTCTATAAACCAGCTAGAAGATGTCACGGCGTCAAATCAGGATGCCGACATTCCTTATCGCTGGAACGAGTGCATCTGCGCTGGCCTAGCAAGTAAACTTGCACTGAAATTTGCAAATGAGAAGTTTACAATACTGAATGAAATGTATGAGAGGGCGTTTAACTTTGCCGCATCGACTGATAATGACGGCGTGAGCTTGAGGATTCAGCCAACCGCGCTGAATTTATCTTAATGGCAAAATACGCAAGAGGAAAAAAATCCTACGCAATAAGCGACAGAAGTGGTCTTAGGGTCAGATACTCTAAGCTGAAAACCACTTGGGATGGCTTGCGTGTTTCGCCTGAAGACTGGGAGCCAAAGCACCCACAGCTTACGCCTGCAAAGAATGTCGTTGACGCCACCGCGCTATTTAATGGTCGGCCAGATACCGATCCTGAGAATGTGGCAGTATTTATTGGGTTTACCCAAGACTGGACAATAGACCCACGGCTCCTGCCGCCTATCGGAGTTCCAGCAATTGGTGGAACTGGTTTTATATCTATTGATCTGAGCAGCGTACCTAGCCCATCTGGGCTGGGTGGCACAGGCGGCGTAGGCGCAGAACTACTAGAGCTGACATTAGCAGAGACTGGCGTCGGCGGCACGGGTGCAGTCGGTACTATAACGCCAACTGGTGTCAAAGGCGTATCTGGCTCAGGCGGTACGGGCGGCGTTGGCGTAGAGGCTCTAAGCCTATCTATTAATGAAACTGGCGTTGCAGGCACAGGCGCAGTCGGCGCAGAAGATGTAAATATTATGGGCTGGGGAAACATGGGCTGGGGCGAAGATACATGGGGTGATGGACGATGAATTACACAACATTAAAAGCAAACATCCAGAACTTTTTGGAAGACGATTCCACAGAGCTGACGGCGTCAATTGATGAGATCATAGAGCAGGCAGAGGCGATGATCTTCTCGCGCCTGCCAAATCTGCCGTGCTTTAGGCAGACCTCTTCAGCAGCTAACTTAGTTGCGGGAACTTCTGACTATGTCGTGCCAACTGCGCGGATGATCAGGCAGGTGTCGGTAATAAGTTCAAATGTTACGGCGTACCTAGATCACAGAATAGATTCGTACCTGCGGGACTTCTGGCCCAACGCCACGCTGCAAGCCACGCCAAGGTTTTACAGTACAAAGTCATCCGCTACGGCTGGGACTACGATCACAATCGCCCCAACGCCAGACGCCGCTGACCCATACTTAGTGGACTTTATTGCACCTGAAACTGGGCTAAGTGCTGCTAACGCCACTAACTGGGTTGGCGAAAACGCAGAAAACCTGTTACTATCCGCGTGTCTATACGAGGCATCAGCGTTTCTCAAAGCTGGAGAAACATTGGCTCTTTACAAGACACAATTTGACGAAGCACTGCAATTGTTTGTACAAGAGATGCAACGCGATTACGCAGCAGAATATAATGGAGGTCTATAATGGCTATTACACAAGCGATGAGTACACTATTTAAGAAAGACGTTATGTTGGGTGATCAGCACTTAGACAGCGATACGCTGCACATTGCGCTCTACACAAGTTCAGCAACGCTCAGTGCCGCGACAGACGGTTACATAACAGCCAATGAAGTGGCTAACGGTAACGGTTACACCACTGGCGGTATTGCACTGGCAAGTAAGACAGTAGAAGAAAACAGCACCAGCGGCGTGTTTGATGCAGCCGATCCAGAGTTCACTTCAGCTACATTTACTGCCCGTGGCGCATTAATCTACAACAAGACACTGGGCGATGCATCGTCAAACGCGCGAGGCGCAATCGCAATCTTAGACTTTGGTGGTGACTTTACCGTCAGTGGGGGTACGTTCAAGATCGTATTTCCTGCGAATACCAAAGATAATGCCATAGTGAGGATTGATTGATATGACTAGTACCTTTGTAAATGACCTTCGCCTCAATGAGATGGCAACTGGCGATCAGTCAGGCTCATGGGGAACGGTTACGAATACGAACTTAGAATTAATTGGTGAGGCGCTGGGCTACGGCACAGAAGGCATTACAACCAATGCTAACACGCACACCTCAACCATAGCTGATGGCGCTACAGACCCCGTCAGGGCTTTGTACGTTGAATATACGGGTACGCTCGACTCAGCGTGTACAGTTACTATTGCGCCCAACACGGTAAACAAAGTTTGTTTTATTGAGAACGGCACGTCAGGCTCTCAAAATATTATTATCAAGCAGGGTTCTGGCGCTACAATCACTATTCCACCGGGCGATACAAAGGCTGTCTATCTTGACGGCGCTGGCTCTGGCGCAAAAGTTGTAGATGCCTTCGCCTCGTTGAGCGTGGTTGATCTGAAGGTTCAAGACGATCTAACTGTTACGGATGATATGACTGTTGGTGGAACGCTGGG